TACGCCTCGGATAACTTCCCGGGTAGATTCCATTCTTTCGGAGATTAATACCCTCCCCCCTTACTTACAGCAGAAATATGCACTTAGGGCCTCCTCCCTCCTTTCTAAGGTTGGTACTATTCATGTAGGGGCACCTACTGAGGCTGCGCATGCTTCCCTCAAGGCTAAGATAGATGATGCTGTACGGTCTATTAAGCAAGCGGATCTTTATGGTGTAATTCCCGGAGGTGGTTATGTGCCCCTCCTACTTTCTTTAGATTTCCCCATTCCCCTCAAAGGGATGTTACTTGCCCCTATTCGATTACTTGCCCCTAACCCCGACGTTGTGATTGAGAAGATACTATCCACCTCTTTAGGGTATAATGCTTCGACCTCCTCTTATGAGGATCTTCTTCAAACGGGTGTAGTAGATCCTGCTTCTACTCTGAAGGAGGCTCTTACTACTGCGATTACTACGGCGACTCTTCTGCTTAATACTCATTATACTATACATGCGGCCTGACAATTCTAATTATTTAGTTACAATTCCTTCTTACCATCCTAATTCTCAAGAGTATAAGATCTTTTGGTCAGAGCAGATAAGGAGGTGTATTGTAGGGTATTGGTCTAATGGTTATTATATGCCTCCGGCTTTATATTTTTATGCTAATCTTGCAACTATTAAGTTGAATAAGGGGAGATCTCAGGCAAAGTCTTATGCCCGTCCTACTCTTCGTGATCTTGAATGGGATGTGTTCTCCTACCTTTTTGAGGCTAAAGGATTTTCAGGTTTTTTAGAGGATACTGAGTATACTTGTTGTCACGAAGTGTTGGAAAACTATTCTTTAGATTATTACTCTTCTAAGTTGCCTCATACCCTATTTAATGGCACCCTTAAAAAGTATATTCACCCTCGGGATTATTTAGTATCTCCCCATCCTCATTTTGATACTCCTCTTTATGATAATCAGGTTTCTAACTTTATGTTGATGGGCTCACGTAACTTAGGTAAGTCTTACATGATAGGTGCAGGGTTAATTGCTTATACGTTTCTTTTTGATAATAGATTGAACCTGACCGCACCTCGTGCTTCTACAGAGATTCTGGTAGGCTCTGTGGTGTCTGATAAGTCTGCGGACTTACTTAATAAGGCAAGAGATTGTATGAACCTTCTTCCGGGTAAGTATGATTCTAATAATCTTAATTCTCCCTCTCCTCTCTCTAAGGCTTATGTAGGATCCTTCGCACTTAATTCAGAGGTTATTTCAGGACGAAGAGTTAAGAATACTATTGTAGGGTCTAACTCCACTATCAAGCATAGATCTTTTAATGAGAACTCATTTGCAGCACAAGGTACCCGCCCCTCTATTTTGATAGTGGAAGAGTGTGGGCTTGTACCTAATCTTTTAGATATACATAATAATACGGTAGATAATTTAAGAGATGGTTTACGTAAGACTGGCTCCCTCATTATGTTGGGTACCGGAGGTGATATGGAAAAAGGATCTATTCCGGCATCCCAAATGTTTTTTGAGCCCGATAAGTATAATATTCTTAAATTTCCTAATATTTATGAGGAGTCTTCCTCTGAGATAGGTTATTTTATACCTGCATATCTTTCCCTTAATGAGTATAAGGATGAGAATGGTATTACGGATGTCCCCACTGCTAAACAGGCTTTATTAGATGAGAGAAAGCGACTGCAACAAGGTTCTCCTGATGCTCTTAATAAGGCGATACAGTATAAGCCGTTTACCCCGTCTGAGATGTTTCTTTCGAGGAAAGCCAATATCTTCCCTTCGGCTGAGTTATCTTCATCTCTTCGCAGATTGATGTTAGCACCTGCTACTCCTATTGAGGTGACTCTATTTTTCGATCCCACTTCTCCTTATCAGGGAGTTAATTATGATCTTAACCCTCATGCTATTCCTCTTAAGACATTCCCTACTACGTCTGAGTCAAGAGACGGGTCTATAACTATATATGAGTTACCCTCTCTTTTTGGATCCCATACTCCGAAAGATGCTTATATTATAGGGCATGATCCTATTAAGGAAGATTCTCCTACAGGTCCGTCTCTTGCGACTATATATGTTATGAAGACTTCTGCTTACTTTTCTTCAAACGGGCATCATGAGATTGTCGCTTCTTTTATTGGAAGACCTTATGAAGGTAAGAATGCTATAAATGATATACTACATAAGTTATCTCTTTTTTATGGCAATGCTACTATCTACTTTGAAGCACAGGTAGGGAATGTAAAGGATTACTTTGAAAGGATTGGCAGACTGGATTTACTTGCTTCCCAGCCTAATACCATTTTTCAGAGGAAAGCAGGATATAATACTGCGCCCTCTACCACGTACGGGTACCCTATGTCTAATGAAAAGATTAAATGGGAGGCCGTACAGTATCTTCGTAACTTCTTACTCGAGACTCATCATGATACTTATCTCAATCTTGATGTTATACCTGATCCGGGACTTCTTCAGGAGTTGCTTGCCTTCTCTATGGATAAGGGTAACTATGATCGTGTAATGGGTTTTATAGGTTGTATAGTAGGGTTACAGGAACTCCACAACCTTTCTGTAAGAAGATCTAAGGTTGATCCTGTAATCAACTCTCAATTTAATAAATTAAACTCACGTTTATTTTCAAATGTTAACAAAACAGAGACTTTCTTTTAACGAGAAGTCAAAATCAAATTTTAAATGGGCCAGAGAGACTATAGATAAGATATTGATGTCTTACTCTCTTGATTCTGATACCGTCAATGAGTATAAGAATGAGTATGAGCGTATGCTCTCTAATTATCAGTTATATAACAATAAGATTAATCAAAAAGATTTTACAAGGTTATGTAACCCTTTAGGTATTGATATAGGCCAGTTGATAGATGAGATACAGCCTTATAATAAGGCGTATAACAAAATACAGGTACTTTTAGGTGAAGAACTTAAACGGCCTTTTAATCACAAAGTTACTCTTACTAATCAGGAGGGTATACAGTCTAAATTAAATGATCGAACGATTGCTCTCAGGTCTTATATATATGCCTCCCTTAGTGCTAAGATACCGGAACTCCCTCAAGAGTTCTCTGACAATCTTATACCCGAAGAGGATATTAAACGGTATCTTTCCTCCTCTTATCTTTCACAGAAAGAGATAACAGCGTCGGCTATTCTTAATTATCTTCATAAGAAGTTAGATCTTAAAGATCTTAAATTAGATGCTTTCAAGCACGCATTACTCTCTGCACGAGAATTTATCTATGTTACGTCCACCAATGATGCTCCTGTGATAGAGATTCTTAATCCTTTAGGAGTATTTTATGAGAAGTCGAATGATGTAAAGTATATTCAGGAAGGTTCTTATGCCGGCTATCGAACGTACCTTACTTCCGGGGAGGTACTTGATAAGTACGCGGTTTATCTTACTGATGATGAGATCGAGAAGATAGATAAACTTTCTCTTTCTCCTTATGGAATACAGGTTTCTTCTAATAAGACTATTGAGTATGGTAATGACAGGTTAAATGATAATCCCACTCAGGGTAATCAGATATTAGTACAGCATGTAGAATGGAGATCGCAAAGAAAGGTAGGGTTCTTAACTTCTGACAAGACTGTTATGGTGGATGAGTCTTTCCCCGTTCCTCCTACTGCCATCAAATCTGTTCGCACTAAGGAGTATGGACGTAAGTGTACTTATTACTCTTTTAGTATTGGATCTGTCCCCTATGAGTTGGAATGGTCGTATATCCCTGAGATATGGACAGGTACTAAGATAGGTAGTGATATATATGCTATGGTAGGTCCTGCTAAACATCAGTTTAGAATGTCTGATGATCCTACTAAGTTGTCTTTATCTTATTTAGGAGTAGTATACAATGCTACTAATTCAGAGCCGGTATCTCTTATGGATAGAATGAAACCATTCCTCTATCTTTATTTTATCGTGATGCACAAACTTAAAAAGTTAGTTGCTCAGGATAACGGAAGGATCTTCCATTTTGATACTTCTATGATAGATCCTCAGGTAGGACTTGAAAAAACTCTTTATTATTTAAAGGAACTCAATATTGATTTTTATAATCCTTTAGTTAATGCTGAGCAACCAGGTGCGTTTCAAAGAGGTAAAGTACATGCTTCTACTGATATGTCTACTACCTCGAATGTTATGGCTTATATTAATCTCCTCTCGTTTTTAGATGCCCAAATCTCTGATGTAGCAGGGGTGTCTAAACAACGAGAAGGGCAGATATTACCAGGAGAGGCTGTAAACAATGCTAACTCTAATATTCATATGTCGTCTGTAATTACTGAGATATACTTTCATGTGCATAATAAGTTATGGGAGAAAGTACTAACACAACTTCTTCAGGTTACTAAGGATTTATGGTCTTCTAAGTCTGTTACTAAACAGTATGTTTTGGATGATATGTCGATTGCGTCTTTGGAGTTAGATGATACCTATTTTCAGGATGCTGAATTTGGAGTATTTGTTTCCTCTTCTTCTAAGGAAGATGAGATCTTCTCTACGCTGCGTGCATTGTCTGACAGGTTACTTCAGAGCGATCGAGTTACTATATCGGATATAGTTAAGATATTTAAGTCTACTTCTATCGAAGATCTTGAGACTCGTATTATTGAGTCAGAGAAGGCTAAGAAGGAAGAAATTAATAATCAACAAGCACAAAGTTTCCAGCAACAGCAGGAGTTACTTGATAAGCAGTTACAAGCAGAAGATATGAGAGATCTTAGAGATAAGGCTCATGAAATACGCTTACAGGAGATAGAATCTTTTAAGTTCGTAAAGGAACAAGATTCTAATAAGGATGGTACTCCGGACCAATTACAGATAGATAAATTAAAATAAGTTGTACTTACCTTATAGATAAGGTATACTTACTCATGAATATACTGTACTTACGCATGAATATACTGTACTTACTCATGAATAAATTAATTTAAGCCATACAGATGCCACAAACAAATAATAATTCTTATATTGACCCTAATAATGATATTATCTTTACGGATAATAACCCCATTGATACCCATGTCGATACCCCTGTCGAAGATTCTACAACCTTTGACTACACTCCTTATTATGATTTATTAATGGATGAGGGTGTACTCAGGATTGCTGATGACTTTGTATTTGAGAACACAGAAGAATCTTTTAGGGCTGCAATTGCTGCTACCAAAAAGAATGTTCTAAGGGAAGCAACTACTACTATACTTGCCTCAGTTAATGAGGAGATGAGAGCAGTGGTTGATTATGCTCTTAAAGGTGGAACTTCCATTTCAGAAGTATCTGGTAGTACAAAGCATAATATTGATACAGAAGTTAATCAAAAGGAAACACTCTTTAATTATTATAAGGCGACTACGTCACTTTCTGATACTAAGATTAATACTTTAATTGCTAAGATTGATGATCCTGACGAATTATTAGCAGAGGCTACAGATGCTTTAGCAGGCCTCAAAGAACTTGCAGGCAGTAAGCAGTCCCTTCTAACTCAAAAACTTGAAAACGATCGGCTCTCACAAGAAGCCTCTCGAACAGATACTATCAATAAGTTGAACTCTACTATAGAGGAGTATACTACTGATACCAAATATAAAAACAAATTGAAAGGCTTCTTTTTTAATGAAGTCTACTCTCCTGAAGGAACTACTACAGAATTTTCTAAAGTAGTTTCTTCTATTCTAACTAACCCTGCGCATACTATACAGTTGGCAGACGTACTAATTAACTACGATCCTAAAAAAGGAATCGACTTCGCACGCTTTGAAACTAAGGGCGCCTCTAAAGCAAATCAGAGTTTACGCACCCTTCTTTCCACAGCCACTACTAAGACAAATAAATCGAATCAAGCCCCGTTAAAAGAAGATTTTAATTGGGAAGATTATCTGAACATATAAAATGGCATACCCACAATCATCTTTAATAATTAAACATTACGCCGGTTTCGGCGGTAACTTTGTAGATTCACAATACCTTGGCGCTTCTTATGATGCAGGAGCACCCCACGTATTTCAGAACACACTTGCACGCATCTACTCTGCGCAAACCCAATTTACTACCCTCAAGCCTCTGTTAGGCATGACAATGGGTAAACCTAATGGAACAATGGAAATTGAATCCGAGTTCTATCGCTGGAGGCTTGCCGGTGCAGAAGAGAAAAATGCTCGTTCCATCGAGTCAGTTGAGTCTTCTGTAACCCCCGGAATGAATTTTACTACTTTCCGTGTAAAACTTGACTTAGATTATTTCTCTAAGCCAGACGTGCTTCTTCCTGAAGACAATGAATATCCATGTGCAATAATAGATGGACCTCTTCAGGATGGTACAGGTTACGTCTACACTCTTCGCTTACAGACTGACAAGCCTGACGCATTCTTAGATCCTAAGTATTTGCAACCAGGCCGTCAATGGTCTAAAGGTTGGACTTCTACTGCATCTGAGTATAATGATGAGTTCGGTACCCAACAGGCAGCCGGATCTTTCATGTTAGAAAACTACATTTCTTTCTTTGCTCAGAAACTTACTGTTACTGATAAAGCAATGCGGGAAGAAGGTAGATTAGGCTTTGATTTCCTATCTACTGATGCGGCTGGTTCTACTAAAAAAGTAAGTCGTTTTATGCCTTACTATGAAAGCAAGATGTGGGAGACCCTTTATCGTTCCATAGAAACTCAGTTGGTACATGGTAAAAGATCTAAGTTTCCAGGTCGTACCGGATACTGGGTTGCAACTGGTTCCGGCATGCGTGAACAAATGAAGGATTCCTGGCAGGATTATTTCTCCGGCCCGTTGACTACGAATTTGCTACAAGACTTCTTAATGTCAATCTTCTTCTCTCGGGAAGACGAAACCAACCGTAAAGTGGTATTGATGACTGGTTCTTTGGGCCGTCTGATGTTCCACAATGCAATGACTCGTGCAGCATCAGGATTTCTTAACGTAGATACCCTGTTCCAGCATAAAATTGCATCTCCTACTGAAGTACCTCATCTTGCTTTTGGCGCTGAGTATACTCGTTATTATGGAGCACTTGGGGTAGTTGTAGACGTGGTTGTTAACCCTTCTTATGACTCTACTACTAACTGTAAGATCTTCCATCCTGATTATCCGGATATGCCTATCGACTCTGCTCGTATGACATTCCTTGATTTGGGTTCTTCTGAAGGTCAAAATAATATGATGGTGTTGAAACAGAAAGATACGTTCCGTCACGGTTATACTCTCGGAACTGTAGGTCCTAACGGGCCGGTACAAGGTGGGATGGTTACTGCGCTGAAGGCTGGATATGATCGCTTTACTGAAGGATCTGCCGGACTGTTTATTCGTGATATCACTCGCTGTGGGGAACTTATCCCTTCATTTGAAAACTAATGATTAAATTAAGTCTTTTAATAACAGCCTTTTCCGGGGCAGTATCCTCTTTGGTATTTGAAAATAAACTTTCATTTGTAAGAGCCTTAATTCTCACTTTCTCTGGTACAGCCACTGCGGTGTTTACACACTCCATGATACTGTCACACTTTAGTTTAGGTGAGAATTATACGACTGGAATAACATTTATTACGGGACTCTTATCCATGAAGACTATGGCTATTGTAGCCGCAGTTTTAGATAAACTTAAATCTAATCCTCATATATTATTACGGTATGTTAGAAGCAATAAATCTGATCCTGGCGCTAATTTATAGCATATTAGTCATTTTCTTTCTGCAAAGAAGATTACCATTACCAGACAGTACACATCGAAGGCAGTATTTTTTAATACGGTTAGTCTTCATACTTAGTATAATTGGAGCACTGAACTTACCAACTCTTGGTATCAGTTGTCAGATTATACTATTAACAATTTTTATTTTGTATTTCAAATTCTCGTATAAAACTTCTTACGAGGTCTAAAGTTTATGACAAACTTAGTATTTATATACTCTATACCCCGCACGTCCGCTTTGGGGATTTCTGAATGGGCGAATGATTCCTCCGGGAAAAAACTATCGAAAACAAAAGTAGGCAAGTGTAAGGATACTATCCGTGCACTGTACTCTCCTAAAGTAGGAGGGCTTGCTAATCATATTTCTTACACTCCCTGGTTAAGAGATAATAAACCAGTACTTGATGCTTCAGGTAATCCTCTAATGCTTCAGGAGTATTTTGAGCAGAAGTGGAATAAGCCTAAAGGGTTCTTTACAAATCAGGCTGTAAAAGCATCAGACAATCCTACAGAACTTACTTACTTTCAAAGTAAAGGCTGGAAGATGAACGATGGTGCTACACCTTTTTCTTTGGATAACATGGATGAAGAGATGGGATACTACGTAATGTTAGCATCCTCTTTTGTAGCCAATTCTGAAAAAGATTGGAGAGCACATAAAGCACCCAAGGCATTATATTATATAGCAATTGAAAATGAAGGAGAGGAGATTAAGTATGCCAGATCCTTCATGAAAACAAAGGCTATGGCTATCCTTCATGATGCTGCTATTACAGATGATACTAAACGAAAACTGGCTACTCTGCTTGGCATTGTTAATAGTAAATCAAATCTGACTATGCAGCAATTGCATAATGTCTTATTTGAGGCTATCGAACACTCTTCTTTTACTCCCGATGGCTCGATTAGTAAACTATTGGCTTTAAGGGCTATGTTAGAACAGGCTGTTACTAAAGAACAGTTTGAGGCTCGTTTTATAATTCAGCAGGCAATCGACCGTAGGATCATTTACGAAAAGCAAGGATCATATATCTGGAACAGACCCAATTCCCCACTTACGATAGGCGACCGGTTAGAGGACGCTGTAGAATTTATTCTCTCTCCGAAAAAACAAAAAGAGGTTGAAGAAATTATACAGGCAATCAAACAATCACAATGACTGTAAAAGAAGCGCACTATCATTTTAAGTTATCTTATGATAGAGTAGATACTTCTTCTAAACCTGATTTCAATGAGGCTGAAGTAGATTATTTCTTGAACGAGGCCTTTCTGATGTTCATTAACCAAAGGTACAACCCTATGTCTAATAAATACCAGAAAGGCTTTGAACAGTCTCAGGTAAGGATAGATGATCTATCCACACTAACAATTACTTACCCTCTCCAACCTTTAATTATTCCCCTGTTATTATCTGTTGACGGAGTCCCTGTCTACGAGGTAAAGTTAAACAGTCTACAATACCCGTACTTACATTTTATATCGGGAGTTGCTACGACACAGGGTGTTGATTGTCAGTATGAAAGCCCAATTAGAATTTATAGTAATGATACCTTAGAAGAAGGATTTAATGATCCTTTTGATTCTAAAGATTATAATGGTGTGAAAGCAACATTTGGAAGATCTTTAGATGGCACTCCGTCTTTATTATTACACTCTAAATTAGAAGTAACTAAATTAAAACTTGGTTATATAAAATACCCTTCTAAAGTATCTACCGGAAACTACACTTATTTAGATGGTGTTAAGTACCCTGAGAATACTTTTGAAGTCTCCTCTAATGTACATCAGCAGATTGTCAATATTGCAGTGACGCTTGCGGCAATGGCACTTGAAAATCCAAATGATGTACAGATCAAATTATCGAAATTAAATATACACGAATAATGGTAAACGTAAATAACAAACGTCCTGTAGAAAGTTTTATAGTAGCAACTACAGGTACTACTCTTAAAGTAGCAAGTCAGGTAAATCTTTCTTCCGGTGCAGTAGATTTGGCTAATGGTCAAATCGGTGTTGCTGCAGGTTCTGATTATGGAACTGCCGCTCGAAATGCTTTCCTCCCCACTTCCGCTACAATTGATTCTTCCCCTACTATTTTGATCTATCAGGGAACGGGGGATTCTGCAGCACCTTCCCTCTCTGCTACCAAGTATCCACTTACACCTCGTCCTTACGAAGTGTCGATGCCAATTATCGGTAAGACGAATGTACAGGTTACCAAACAGGTATTCCGTGCAGATCGCAACGCAGCAGTTATTGTAGGCAAACCTACTGCCGCTACTTCAGGTAAAATAATTCCTGCTTCTGATACAGACTATACACTTAAAGTGGCCTTTAGTTCTTTTAGAACAGAAGAGTTCTTTTCTGGACAACAGGGAGTTAGCATCATATCTACTATACGCACTCCTCTGGGGGCTGCATATACAGCAATTGCACAACCAATTGATTGGATCAATTCTAATTTGATTGTAGAACTTAATGGTAGTTCCGCTGGCATTATCTCTCCTAATATACGTAGAGGACGTGCTCCTCTTGCTGCTATCGGCTTAGGTAATACTGCTGGTGTACTCATCTCTTCGATCACTGCAAACAGCATCCTGCCGATAATGAATACTCCTTCCGGTGCAAGATCAATATTTGTAACCCCCGGAATACTGGCTGCTATCACTCTGGCGGCTGCCGCAGGTCCTTACACTCATGTAAGCCTTGTAGACCTTGCTACTGCGGGTACTGCTGCTAACACAGAAACGATTCTTTTGATAGGCTTGGATCATAGAACAGCGTTCATTGATTATATCCCCCAATTGAAAACTGACATTCGTGTTGGTGCAACTGAAGGACTTCATCCACAACTTAGCATTGTTAAAGTTTCTACTCCTGATGAAGGTCAGGGTTCCGGCAGATCTTTAGATCTACTTTACCGTGCTACTCAGGGACAGCGTAAGTACAACTTACGTCATACTACAGATGCGGTTAATCCTGAATATCCTTCTCCCGTAAATGTGAATGCTACTTACACTACGTACGTAGTACATCATGGTAATTCTTTCCAACCCGACAGTTTTAACATGATTTATTCTCCACTTAAAGAAATAGTTCTCATACCTACTGCAGATACAACTTTGCAGACAAATCTTGAAACTCTTTTAAATACGTGGTTAACTTCTGGTGACAATCAGGCTATCATTACTATCTAAAACTAAAGGCCACTGTAAAATGTGGCCTTTTTTATTTGTACAACTATGGAATATAATAATTTCTTTGGTAAATACCAATTAGGAAAGTCTGAATTTCCTTTCTCCTGGGTAGTCACTGATGACACCAGAAGACTGGCGTATTTAGGCGGAGATGTTCCCGGTATAGTAAGTTTTGATGGAACTGGATTAGCCTTTACTCCTTTTTCTTCCTCCATTTTTATTAATGGTTCCGGAGAACTTGCTTCCACTGGTGGAAGTGGCGTATCCAATCTTAGTTTAGGTGCTGTTACTCTTACCACTCGCATTATAAGTAACTCTAATGGGACTGGAGTTACATTACCTGCTGCGACTACTACTTTAGCAGGTCTGTTATCAGGTACTGATAAAGTAAAGTTAGATAGTCTCTCTAATTATACCCATCCTAACCACTCCGGAGATGTAACCTCAGTTAGTGATGGTGTAACTACTATATCAGTTAATGCAGTGAACAACACAAAGTTATCTGATATGCCTGCCAACACTGTTAAGGTTCGTAATGTAAGCACTGTGGGAGACCCTGTGGATATGCTCGTTCTTAACAATCAATTGGTAGGACGAGGTCCATCCGGTGATATACAACCTATTAGTCTGGGTGCTAATTTAACAATTAGTGGTGCTACTTTAAATTCCTCGGGCTTGTCTGATGGAGATAAAGGAGATATAACTGTATCGGGTACTTCTACTGTTTTTACTATAGATAATGGTGTAGTGACTAATGCTAAGTTAAACACTATGCCTGCTTCTACTATTAAAGGTGCGGTAACTTTAGGTACTCCTGAGGATCTTACTCCTTCACAGGTCAAGATAATGCTCTCTTACCTTGGATCGGAGATTACAAATATCCCTGCCGGTAATATTTCAGCAACCAATCTCCAAGCCGCTTTAAATGAATTAGATACTGAAAAGCAAGGTAAAATTCAATTTCAGGAAGATGCTACTAATGTAGGTACTTCAGGGCAGTTCTCTACTATTAACTTTACAGGGGCTTCAGTCGCCCTTAATCCTATTGGGTCTACTCTTGTTGTAGACATTACTGGTGGAGGTGGTGGAGGTGGATCAACTAACATAGCAGAATCTACTCGTACTACTACGACAGTTTTAGTTACCTCAGATACTGGTACGGATGCTACTCTTAGTCCGGCTACATCTTCGTTAGCAGGTGTAATGTCTGCTGCGGATAAAACTAAATTAGATGCTTTAGGGGTATCCTCGAATGGTCTTTCAGGTACTGGTGTTACTTCTACCCCGTTTAAGTTAGGAGGTACTCTTACGGAAAACACTACAATTAGTGGTGATACTCTCTATGATTTACTGCTTACTCAAATGGATTCTGTGTTCATTGAGGCTAATGACGGAACTGCGTCTAAAGGTACCTTGTCTCTAACTACTCCTTTATCTTTAGGATCTTTTTTACGGCAGGAGCACATCTCTAACGCAACTCAGGCAGCAGAGGTCAGAGTTGATGCAGACGGGCCTTTAACCCGGTTTATACAACAACTCGGTGATGCTCAATCAGGGGTACTTATACCCTCTCATTTATCAACTGAGTTGATTGCTAATGATGGTATTAATCCCGTAAAGAATTATGGGGTTACTTCTACCGATCATTTTATTAAAGGGTTAAAATCTTTATCCTCATCTCAGATTGTTCATTACAATTCTTCGACAGAGGTACTTTCATATAGTACCGCTCCTCCTGTTATGTTTGAATATGATATTCCCATAACAAGTGGAAACACTAATTCTAAACTCCGGGTGGTTGCTACTACCCCCTCTTTAACTGCAGCATTTAGCAGCGGAGTGTTGACTCTGAGCAATCCTCCGGCAGCAACAAGAATAATGTCTGTTGACTGGAGATACGTCTCAGCGGACATACAGGCTGCTTCTGACGGAGTAACTACACAATGGGTTAGAGTAGTACTTAATTCAAATACAGGAAACACTGGCATAGATGATATGAGAGTGCCCATTGTACAGAAAACTGCGATACCTTCTACGGGGGCATTAGCCTTTAACAATGCGGCTTCTATTGATATAGATAACAATCCGGCTGTTACTATAGTTGGTGTGGGATCCGGTACCATTACTATTAGAATTTCAGGATTAACAGCGGGTGCTCAGGGAGGACACTTAAAATTCACTAACATATGAAAATTATTATTTTTTTATTCTTTTTGGTGCTCTCCTCCCCCATCTATGCTCAGGTAGAATCACAACCTCCCTTCTATGGGAGAACGCAGATTAACGCTCAAACCGGATCAGGAGTTGGTTA